GAATAGCATTCCCATAAAATCATTGCATTTCATTTGGCATTCCTTGTGGTGGCATTTGCTCCATACCCTGTTGTTCCATTGGCATCTCAGGCATCTCAGGCATTTCTGCGGGTTCACGCATTTCTGGTGAGCCGTTCACAATATCGCCAGAATCCATTGCTGCGTGAATTGTACCCATCACGATGTCCTGAATCTGCTCTGGTGACATACTGGCTTGGACTGTGCTAATGCGTTGTGTCTCGGCTTGGTAGGCTTTGATCTCAGCCTCGTAGTCCTTGCGCTTCATGTCTTGCATCTCAATCGACTTGCCGACATTCTGAAGCATCTGGTGCATTTGTTCCATCTCTTGCCCCATTGCCTCCATCTGTTGTTCAGCAGCTTGCAAATCCGGCGACTTGTCGCCGTCTTCCATGAGTTTGGGATCAATGGTCTTGGCAAAGCGTTTTGCCATTTCCTGTGCGCCGGGCCAATCCATGTTCTTGACAAACAGATCGCCAGCCACTTGCCACAATTGTGGGTTGCCTTGCAGCAACTGAGCCATTGCCTCAAGTGCCTCTTGGCGCTTGGTTGCGTAGCCCGGGCCTGTTGACACCACCACATCGTACTTACCCACGGAAGGGTTGTAAATTTTGTCTATAACCACCGATGGGTTCATAGGATCAATGATTTTCTTGACTGGTTCTTGCTGCATAGGGTCAATCTTGACCATGTCGGTTTCGCCGTCTTCGCCAATGATCCGAGCCACGCGCTGTGTGTCGTAAATTTTGGGAGCAAGGTCAACAATCTGGCGAGTAATGTGGCGCACCGCACGGGCGAGGTTGTCGCCGTAGTGGTAAGTACCCACATCACCTTCACGTTGACGCGCAAGAATTGCTTTTCCTGAGCGTTCGTTGCTTCCCATGCCCAAAGAAGCGTTATATTGACCAGTTGTTGATTTGATGTCTTCGGAAGCGCCAGCTTTAGCTTGCAACAGGCCGCTAGATGCCATTGGGGGCTGGGCGCGTTGTGGTAATGGCAAAACAGCGCCAGAACCGTCAGTCACATCAGGGTTTACCTCTAGGTAAGGCCAGTTAGTTGTGTTTGCGGTCTTCCACTTGTCTTCGTAGCCTTCAAACTGACCACCGTAGCCGATAAATGGGGCTTTTGGTGCAAGTGCCAGCATTTCAGCTTCCTGAGATACCCAGTAGTTGTACATCCGCTGTGCATCTTTTGCATTTCGGACTAGGCCAGACAGGTACAAACGCCCATCAACCTCGTATTCATTGCCAACGACTCGGACTACTGGGATGTATTTCCCCGCCCAATCACGCTCTTCAAGAATTTCATAGCCGTTGATCTTGCAGTATTTAACTTTGACACGATCAGATTCACGAGATTTTTTAGGTTTTCCATAGATTGCCTTAAATTGTTTGTCTTCGGGCGTACCCTCAAACGCTGTCAAGTTGCCAGGGTACAAATTCAATGTAGCGCGGTCATAGTCAATGTAGTAGTAGTCAGCAATGCGGACTGTGTTCTCATTGAGCCAGTTGGAGATGGACTGGTCGCCCACACCCAAAGATTGCAAAGTTGTAATGGGCGCTGAATTGGGGTACAGGCGCTCGTATTCTGTTTTCGGGATGTCTTCGGTGATAAAACAATACTTTGCATCCGCGCCGCAAGGGTCTTGGATGGTCGGGTCCATGTAGACGCTAAAGGAATTGCGGATTCGCCCAATCTTGATGTCTTGGTCAAATGTGTTCTCGTCACAATACTCAGTCAGCAGCCGGATGTATCCCTCTCCATAGGAGACTTGGTTCTCGCACGCTGTGTCGTAGGCGACATCGGCATCAGAGATGTATTCGATGTGGCGTACCAGTCCGTTAAAGATTTCGGCAATTTCCACGTCTGCATTGTCGTCAGCAGGAATGACCTTACCACTTGGTCTATTTTGTCTTTGGTCATTCGTAACTTGTTTAACGTGCTGGGGTAGTTTGTTGATTGTCAGGCACGGACGTGCGTTGATCGTTTGGCCTTGTACTGCACCACGGGTAGCAAGTACGTCAGCAGGCCACTGCCAATGATTGTCAGGTGAGCCAGCGTAGAAACGCAAATCATCAATCTCATCTTCACGCGACTCTGACAACGCAGAGATCGCCATGTCTAGGCGACTGCGTGCGGTAGCGAGAATGTCGGAACTGCTCTTGTCCTTTGCAGAACCACCGTTTGATACAGCGCCAGCAGCGGCAATCCCTGTGTAATCAGCCATTATTTCTTACCTTTTGGGGCTGGTTTAGCAGCCTCACGTTTTACTGAATACGCAATTGCCACGGCTTGCTTGACGGGTTTGCCAGCGGCAACTTCGGCCTTCACATTCTTGCGGAATGCTTCGGGTGACTTAGATTTGACGAGTGGCATAGTTATCCTTAATCGTCGCGGTTGTGAATAGTGCTAAAGGTGATTTTCACAGCTTCACTTAAAGAGCCACCACCACCCTTGCGGTTAGCCAGTGCAATGTCGCCGTAGCCTGTGCCAATATCGGCAACATAAGCCAAATAATTACCCGCACTAGCCACGCCGCCTGATATGTTCAAGATTAACACATCATTGGTTTTAATAATGCTGTTGTTCATGCGAAAAACGACTGTCGTATTATTGCCTAGTGACGCATCGTCCATAGTAATGCGTCCAGTTGGGGTGTTCAGTGTTACAGCAGTAGATTTGCTGGTCAACTGAGTCACCTCACCAAAAGCGCACGAGCAGTAGCCCAACTCCTCAGTGGCGTACACCGTAGTGCCGCGCATAAACTGGGGGTCGGTGCGACCAATGATGCCGCCATCAATGTCTTGATCGAGGTACGCAACACCAATTGGTTTGGTAAAGCTCATTTACTTCTTCTTCGCAGTTTTGGCTGCTTGCTTGAAGTCGGCTGCGCTAGGCGCTGCCTTGCTGCCGACCTTGTTCATTTTCTCTTTTGAGCCAGCGGCGATGCGTGCTTGTTTAGCATGAATGTTAGCGTACAAGCCAGGTTTTGTAGCCATGATTAACACTTCCATCGTTTAAGGGCTGCTTTGGCACGTTCGCCATCTTTGGCATTAGCTGCCACTGCGCCCATTCTTGCACAAAATGAATCCTTGCGACCTTGGTCTGCCTTGGTCTTTGGACTAGGGGCTGGCGCTTTAAGGTTAGAGCCAGTTGCCGCATTGTACTTCTGTCTTCCTTTTTCAGTCAAACCCGCGCCCTTGGATGTAGCCAGCTTCTCGCCACGCCCAACAGATAATGAAACCGTCTTCTTCATTTAAGACCCCATCCATCCAGTTGATACAGCACCGCGTTCTTGTACGACTCGGCGTTCCATTCTGCCATTGTATTCTCGGTGGGCAACTGGAAACGCAAAGGTCACCGCTAGCGCATCTGCTGCATCGGGACTTGCCAAGCCTCTTGATTTCATTTCCTTCTTGCCTTCCAAGAAAATTGTACCTGACGAGTTTGGCTTCTTCATTGGGCCAATCAGGTCTGCCTTCAGTTGTCGGTCACTTGGAATGCTGGCAGTCTTTAGCCAGTTCTTCATGTCATTCCACATCTCAGCGCGTTTGTTCCCAAACGCAATAGACTGCTTTGCTTTCGATCCAAAGTTAACCCCACGCACTTTGTAGCGTTGTTCTGCTAGTCTGTCAAGTATCCCGTAGCCAAGCCCACCCTCATCAATGACGGTCAAGGCTGGCTTGTACTCCTCGATGGCATCGATCACATTGCCCACCGTTGTCATGGTGTCATCACCCTTAAAGCGCTTGATAGCAATGATGTCTCTGCCTTGTCGCACCACAATCACCGTGCTGTCCATGCCACCGCGGGCGGGATCGACACCAATGACGATGGGGGCAGTCATGTCCTTGTACTTGGGGCGCTTCATTGCATCGTCTACCGACAAAGAGCCAATGAACTGATCCTCGCCACTGGCTGGGAATTCGCCGTAGACCTCAACCCGTGCTTGGCTTGAATCTTCGCCGTACTCGGCAATGATCTGCTCGTAGATCGCCTTGTCGGTGTCTTCCACCGTCCGTGCGTCTACCGACCGACTTGTCCAAAAGTTGCGCTTGGAGTGAAAGCACTCAAAGAAATAGCCACTGTTGCGCCGTGGGTTGGAAAATGCAAACCAGTACCGATCAGGGGTGTTCTCGGTAAAGAAGCCTGCGCCAACTTCCCAAATCGGGTCGGGGATACCGCTGGACTCATCAAAGATCAGCATCATGCCGTCCTGATTGTGGACACCTGCGTAGGAGTCGGGGTTCTCCTCTGACCACAGCTTGCCCTCACAGGCCCAGTAGCGCGTACCTTTTTTGAGGTCTTTCTCAACCAAGTCAGTCAACCACTTGGCAGGCACTAGCTTGGTCGCTGATATTTCCCACCAATGGGCGTTAATCAACATTGCCGACCACTTGGTCAACTCTGCCCATGTGACTGATCTAAGTTGGTTTTCACTGTTGGCAGAGACAACCACTGAGCCACCAATGCGGGTAGTTAGCATCCACAAGACCAGCCAACTGACAAGCGCAGACTTGCCAATGCCTCGACCGCTGGATACTGCCTCCCTAATCGTATCAAAGTTAACCTTGCCCTTTTGCGCCCTGATGTGCGTAGTCACATTGCGGAGAACTTCGCGCTGCCACTTGCGTGGGCCACTGAACTTCGCCAGTGGGGTGTTCTTTTGACCCCAAGGGAAGGCGTAAAGGACAAAAGCCTCTAGGTCATCAGCGATTGCTGGCGACCAAAGTTCAATCATCAACTTCTGTTCGTCTTCGCCTTTGTAGATTGGGAGTTGCATTTATCTAGCCATTTGATAGAATATGGGCATGATTCTATCCCCAATAGTTAACACCGAAGTCAAGATGCCATCCAAAATGTTGGAGGCACTTGGTCTGCACGAAACGCGCTGCGTGGTTACTGGCGTGCAATCTGTCACCGAAGAATCGGTCAAATCATTTTTGGCTGATCGATACGGTGAAAAGTTTGCTGCCACTTTTAATCCAAAGTTCTTGTTCAATAGCCAAGATTCTTGAGCAACTCGTTGGTGATGATGCCAGCGTAAGGGTGCATCTGCATTGCCCTTAAATCTGAAGCCCTTGGATTTTTTGGGTCAGGTATCCCTCGCGCCTTCACAACGCCTGGCAACAATTCAAAAATATTGCGGTCTTCAGCCAATGTGCCAATGCCTTGACCTTGCACACCGCCTGGGTAAGCTGGGTGGCTTGATTTAAGTATTGGACTGCCTGCAAATATCTCACCCACATTTTGAATGCCACCCTCTTGCGCTGCCAATTGCGCTGGATCGGACACAGCCAATCTTGCGCCACCAATATTTAAACCACCTTCATCTCGGAAGTCTCTATCCATCATTTTTTTGATGGCCTTGCGCTTGCTGTCTGGCGCAGCCCTAAACTGAGCAACACTTGTTGGATCAGACACCCCAGCCCAGTCAGGAATAAATTTCTTAATTGACTTATCAAACTTATTTTTTTGCGTCTTGTTCATAGCCGCATCAGCGTAAGACAACATAGTCTCACCAGTCATTTGTGCAAAATCACCGCCAGTCGGAGCCATGCGATAAGGCACATACAACGGATTTTGCCCAGTAATATTTTTGATCTCATCGGCATACTTCATCAACGCCTTTGATGGCGCATTGCCAGATGACCAAACCAAGCCTGGGTTGTTGAACATAAAGTCCTGACCGCCTAACAACTCTACTGGCCTGTTAAACGGCACATTGTCAATACCAACCAACTTACCACCTGCGGCTGTGCGATCAGCCATGCTCGTAATAAACGGCCTACCTTCAAAGTCAGCCAAAGAAACCGTTGGTGCTGTCTGCACATTTGGATTCAATTGAATGTCGCGGGTCATTGATTGCAATCTAGGTTGCTCTAAAACCCGTGGGTCATACCTTAGATCAAAAGCACCAAAGCCACTTCTGCCAGATGGTGGTACAGCATTGCTTCTTGCCCCCTGCGACAAACCTTGCAGCATCTCAGCACCTAGCCCACCTCTTTCCATAATCTGTGGGACTACTCTCTCTGCGTAACGCTCACCAGCTTTACCACCAGCCATTGCAGCCTGTCTTGCCAGTCGTGCCGCTTGGAGTGTTGCCATCGTTGCAGGCTTACCCAGTGGGGCTACTGTCATTGCTGCTTCTAGCACATCAGGCTTTACCCTTGTTGTTCCACCGAGTCCACCAGCGCCAGTTGTGAGGGGGTCACCATACGACATCATGTCTAGTGTGCGGCTGACCGCTGGAATACCTAACAATTGCGAGATGCCTTGCATCTGCTGTGTGCGCTCTGGCGAGTAACTCTTTGCCAAGAAGTCAGACAACGCACCAAGGTATTCGTTCCTCGGCACGGGGCCGATTGAACTTGGGAACGCCAAACGGTTGGCTGGCTGGTTGGTCAGGGCGTTGTTGTAGGTTGGCATATTGGGTGGGATGATAAATCAATTTATAAAAAAATAAAAATAAAATTGTGTCTGGGGCCACCGTTACCTCGGCCCTTTCGCGCCGGCCCTACCCCCCCCCATCGGGCCAGTCGGTCGGGCCACCCACCGCAGGCCATGCCGCCCGATGCCGTGCCAGATGCGAACGCCTACCATTCCGCATCCGCAGACCCCGACTTATCCACAGGGCAAATGACATGATGTCCACATTACCCTGTGCATAACACATGACATGACCCTTTCGGTCTGTATATCCTGTTGATAACCGACTTGGCTATTAACATAATGGTCATCGTATTAAGTAGACGTCTCTTTTGGGACAACATCTGTCACATCTTGAACAGTCAGTTGCTTTACCACTCTAGCCTGTGCTGCCTCCAATGCATCGATCACCGAGATGCGTGTATCGGTCACCGCGACATCGATGCGATCGCCATAGGTGCGGGGCTTGAGCTTGCTGGCGATCCACTTGCGTGCGTCCACCTGCATACGCTTTTGCTGTACCCATGCCGAGGCCATAGCGCCTTCCAGTCCTTCGGGCATCTCCATGTCTGACAACTCCAGTATCTCGTCAGCCATGCGGTCTGCACGGTCTTGGACTGCCTTGTCGTAAGCCTGGCGCAGCTTCGGGTCTTGATCCATCATGGCGTAGAACATAGGCCAAGACGGGAGATCGGGATCGCGCAGCACGGTAGACAGGCTTTTGCCTGCGCTGACCCTGTAAACGATCTCACCCCAAACTGGATGATCTTGGGGCCATTTCACTGGTCTGCCCATGATTGCACCGTTTTTTGTCGTTTTTTCAGCCAAAGTCTTCATCATTACCCCTGCGCGTACGCGTAATCAATAGAAATGTTGCCGCGAGTCGCCCAAGGCGACACTTGACAACGCATAACTTACATAACCCCATGCACAAAATGCATAACCCCCAACAAAGTAACCCAAACGCCATTCTGACGACAATCAGATCACCTCAATCTCAACCCTGTACACCTTCACACCAGCCGAGCGCTGGCGATACTGCCAATCCAAGCGCTGATCCCCATCATCAACCCCAAGCCAATCAGCAACCCCATCTCTCACCGCCTTAAACGCTGATTGCAGATTATCCCCATCCAAAGCTCTAGGAGCAACTCTGGTCAACACGATCGTGCAAGGTGGGGTCGGAGGTGCAGCCACCGCACAAAGTGCGTTATACGCCTTTTTACGATGATCCTTGGTCAACCGTGCTTTCACCGCCCAATACATCCGCAAGTTGGCAACGCTGACCACCTTTATATCCACATCCAGTTCAATCACATTTTCACCTTTTTCTCAATTCCCCAAAAACCCACCGCCATCCTTCCTACATCATCCGAACTGCTTTCCATCCGAATCCATCCTAGGTATGTATACCTAGGAGGATAGTTTCGGATGATTGGAGTGGCAGTCACGCGGATGAATTCGGATGCTTTCGGATGATTCGGATGCTAATTCGGATGATTATTTGTCATCCGAAACTATACTATTTGGCTCACTTTCGGATGCTTTCGGATGGCTCTTGTACCCACCATTGACCTCCACAACCATCGCCTTGGACACCAAATTCTTGACCACTTCCCAGAACCTATTGTTCTTTACATTGTGTTCTTTGGCACTTTCACGCCACTCGTCATAGCTCACTGGGTGAGCTTGTTGGTCTTGGAATCGCTTGGTTTCTAACATCACCAAGCACTTCATCACCTGTATCTGGTTTGGCGAAAGGTAGGTCTTTTTCTGTACTTGGCTCACCAACCCGCTGATGTCCACAGTGGTCAGGTACGCCCCCTTGACTGGCAGGTTGTGCTTATCAAGGATCGGTAAATCGACCTGAGTTATCTGAAAGTTCTTAGGAATGGGCATTTCCGCATCCTTCATCTTCTTGTTCTCAAACTGGATGGTTTTAGTGCCTGAGTCCAGCGCCACACGGTACTCAGCATCCAGCGCACCCTTTAAGGCGCTAGACCCCCGCCCCCTGTCCTTGTCCATTGTCCCGCTGTGGTGGACAATGATCACCGAGCAATTCCACACTTGGCGTAGGTAGTTATCAATGTGCTGGATAAAGGCATTCATGTCCTGAGTGCTGTTCTCGTCACCGCCCATATTTCTCGCTAATGTGTCGATCACGATCATGGATGGGATGCAGCCAGCCTCCTCGCTGAGTTGCTTAATCGACACAGCCACCAGCGCAGCCTCTGTTGCGTCATACAGTTGCGCTGCCCTGTGGCTTTTAAAGATTGGTGCGCCTGATAAGGAGATACCGTTGCCCAGTTCCCATGCCTTAAACCGCCGTGCAAGACCGTTATGCCCTTCACCTGCGATATAAAACACAGCCCCTTGCTTGACTTGGTGACCGTGCCACGCCGACCCCGTTGCCACGCAACAAGCAATGTCGATGGCTACAAACGACTTACCGCCGCCTGGGTCACCGAACACCTGCGCTAGGGAGTCAGATTCAATGTAATCATCCACGATCCACTTGATCTCTGTCAGTTGCAGGCTGTCCACCCTGCTGAACTCAAACGCCAGCTTGTCTTTGACTGGCCCAGCCACGCGCTCAATTTGGTCTTTTACGGCATCCAGCCCCTGCAAGCAGTGCAGGTCATTGAAGTCTGTGGGCTTGTTGTCCGTCATGTCAGACTCACTAAAGGTTGGGTAGACAATCTCACCAAACACCAGCCCCGCAGCCGCACGACCCTTTGTCACGCCAGGATTGCCCTCTGTCCACTGGTCATTGTCAGCGCCGATCACGATCTTGGCACTAGGGAACATCTCCTTGGCGCTCTTGGCTACCTTGGCAAGATTCCCACAGTCAAACGCCACCATCACCGTGTAGCCCGTTGCCTCATGGATTGATGCACAGGTAGCAAACCCCTCACCCACAAACACAATCTTCCTATTACCGCGCAGTTCATAAAACCCACCCTCGATCTTGCCACCCTTTAGAAACCGCTTGTTCCCCTCCGCATCAATGGTTTGGTACGACAGAATCTCACCGTGCTGGTCAATGACTGGCACAACCAACCGACCAGCGCGATCAATCTTGATCCCGTGTGGTTCTATGTGCTTTCGCACCAAGTAAGGATGGTCAGCAGACGCATCAGCATATGTCCCCACCTCATCCTCTGCCTTCTCAGCAGCTACCGCCTGCGACACCAACCGATCAGCTTCCTTCTTGGCCTTGATCTCCGAAACCCACTTGTCATGTTCAAAGCGCTCAGTGAACGACATAGACCGCCCAATGTCAGCCACCCACTTAGCCTCAAAGGTTGGCTCTTTCCAGCAGCCAGCGATCCCCACAGGTATTTTCCCGCTGGTGTGCAGGATGTACCAACCATCCAATGCACCCTTTTTGCTTGATATATGCGCCACACGGTGAATCTCACCGTCAGGGATGATCTCCTTGACCAGCAAGCCCGATGCCTCACAGTGCTGCCGAAACCCCTCCTCTGGGTTGATCAAGTCTTGGCTTTCAGTAGCAGCCGCAAAACCATTTGGGAATATTGTTGTTAGGGATGTCATTGTTGTTCTTTGTCCTGGTTGGATGTGAATGTTTATGCTTTGGTGTGGGCCATGCTTAATTCAGGCCAAATGTCTTTCCAACTCTCTTGGCACAGCATCTTGCGAGACAGCACGCCCTCGCTAGCCTGCTCTACCCTGACAGCCTCATAAGCAGACATCTCCCTGCGCCCTGTGAGGCACTGGTAAAGATACTGCTCGCTGATACCAACTTTTTTAGCGAGCCGTTGGCGCTCAAATGGGGTGATTTGTGTGGTCATAGGACGCGAAGTCTAGCATGACGCTAGGGTGCTGCTAGAAATAAATGCTTAGTACAAACCCTTAAGGGTTTTTAGTTTGGTTTTTTTGCAAATAGTTGTTGACGCAGACTAGCAATCTGCTAGATAATTCTTTTATGCCAACGAAATTGTTCTTGGTATCACGCCGAAAGGCCAAAGGAAACAAAATGGTAAAAGCAACAACAGCAGTAATTTATCCAGTAGTTGGATTCATGGGCGCAACAAATTGTGTTCGTGTGTTTGATAAGTCAGTTGACGAAGTTTGTTCATTGGGTCGCACTTCTCGTGAGCGTTTTGATTTGGCAACCGAAGTCGTTGCATATTTTCTTAACGGCGTTGCAACTCCTCAAGTCGCTAAAAAAGATGTTCCAGTTGCTTTACTTGCTTCTTGGTCACAAGTAGTCGCTCTTTAATCAAACCCATAGGGGCTACGGCCCCCACAACGAAAGCAAACCATGAACAAGCACCGCCTCCACTACATTGATATGCGCCCACGCTCGTTGGACGCATCTACCTCTACCACCTTCAAAGATGTTGCCCTGGCTACCGCCATCGGCATCGCTCTCGCAGCCGCCTTGGTTGCTTGGTGGGCAGCATGAAAACACCCGCTTGTCCCGCAGGCATGGTTGAGTTTACCGCCGACTGCGAAGGTGTGACCCTGACCTGCCACTTGGAACACACACCCTCTGAGGCTGGTGGATCAATCAGCTTGCTGTACTCCCCCACCTTCCAAGGAAACCTAACCCTTGTCTCTGCCTACCATTACGGCGAAGACATTGCCCATATTTTGTTGCAGTACCTTGTCAACGAAATCGAAGAAGCCGCACTAACCCAACTGGAGAACTACCATGTCAATAGCTGAACTCATTGCAGCCTTACGCGCTGCCAAAGCCGCTGAAACAGCAGCCAAGACCGACCGCCTCAAAATTGAAGGGCTGATCGAAGCCCAGTTTGCCAAGCCAGCCAATGGCGAAGGCACTCACAACGATGAGGAATTTAAGATTAGCTGGAAGCTGACACGCTCAGTAGACACAGCAGCCGTGCAGACCGCATGGGATGCAATCAGCAAGAACGCTCAAAAGGCATTCCGCTGGAAAGCAGAGGTTGACCTCGCCCACCTCCGCGCCTTGCAAGACCTTGACGCAGCCGCCTATGCGGAAGCTGCCGACTACATCACAACCAAACCCGCAAAACCATCCATTGAACTGAAAGACTAATCATGGCATTCGACCTTAAATCAATATCCAAAACCAAACGAGTACGCGCCCCCAAGATTGTCTTGGTAGGCCAAGGCAAGATTGGTAAGACTACCTTTGCCGCCATGTCACCCAACGCCATCGGCATCCTGACTGAAGACGGTGCTGACGCTGTTAACGCCAACGCCTTCCCGCTGGCATCCAGCTTGCAGGATGTCTACGCTGCCATCGACACGCTCATCAACCAAGACCACGAGTTTCAAACCCTGTTCTTGGACTCGCTCGACTGGCTTGAGCCGTTGGTGCAGGACTATGTGTGCAAGGCCAACAACTGGAAGAACATCGAAGCACCAGGCTTTGGCAAGGGCTATGTCGCAGCCGCCGAAGAATGGCGCAACCTGCTTTCTGGCTTGGAAGTCCTACGCGCTCAGAAGGGCATGGGCATCATCTTGATTGCCCACGACAAGATCAAGCGCATTGAAGACCCGCTGACCGAAGGCTATGACAGCCATGTTCTAAAGCTGCACGACCGTGCCGCAGGACTGGTGCTTGAGTGGGCTGATGTGGTTGGCTACGCAGGCTACCGTATCTTCACCAGCAAAACAGATGCTGGCTTTGGCAACAAGGAAACCAAGGCAACCACGACAGGAGAACGCATCCTTCATGTTGAACCTCATCCAGCACATTGCGGTGGAAACCGCTTTGGCCTCACCAATATGCCGCTTGACTGGGCGGCATTCCAAGACGCGCTGACCGCAGCGCAATCTTGATCTTTCAGTCCAACTTTAACTTTTAGGAAAACAAAATGGCTTCTATTAACTTTGACGCATCTACCGTTGCCCCCCAAGCATCATCTGGCCCAGTTCCCGCTGGCACTTACCTCGCACAGTGTGTTGACTCCGATGTGCAGCCCTTGAAATCAGGCAATGGCACTGGCCTCAAGCTGACCTTTGAGATCATTGACGGTCAGTACAAGGGTCGCCGTATCTGGGAAAACCTCAACATCCAGCACAGCAACGAAGACACCCAACGCATTGCCCAGTCGCAGCTTTCTGCCCTGTGCCATGCCGTGAATGTCATCAAGTTGCAAGACACTGCCGCCTTGCACCACAAACCAGTCACCATCAAGGTGGTGGTGCGTGAGGCCAAAGGCGAGTACCAAGCCAGCAACAACATTAAGGGCTACGAGTCTGCTGGTGGTTCTGTACCTGCATTCTTAGCGCCTGTGGTTGATGCTGCTCCCGCTGCACCCGTGTCTAAAGCACCAGCTTGGGCTAAGAAGTAATTATGGCAGCACTACCCGCTGCGGTGGTAGATCCTGTGACCGATGCCATCTTTGCTCATTACAAGGCAAAGTACGGTGTTGAGTCACAGCGTCCATACCTTGGGGCATCTGCCATTGGCAAGCCTTGTCTGCGCCAGCACTGGTACTCATTCCGCTGGTCTAAGCCTGCGGAGTTCCCAGGCCGCTTGTACCGAGTCTTTCAGACTGGACACTTGCAAGAGCCACGGGTCTATGCCGACCTGCGTGCCATCGGTTGCACGGTGTTTGACATCAACCCCAACACTGGCAAACAGTTTGGGTGGTCCGAGCCTGAGACTGGACACCACTTCCAAGGCAACTGTGATGGCATCGTGACTGGCTTACCCCAAGCACCGAAGTCGCCACACATCTTGGAGATCAAGACATCGTCTGACAAGTATTACAAGGAAATGCAGAAATCCGGCGTAAAGCAGTCCAAGCCCGAACACTACGCGCAGATGCAATCATATATGCATTGGTCGATTGCAGAGTTTGGTGACGATGGATGCCGCCGAGCAATCTACATTGTGGTCAACAAGGACAACGATGACATCTACACCGAGCGCATCGACTATGACGCAGCCGAGGCCAAAGACATTGTCAACAAGGCATTGGCGATCATTACGGCATCCGAGCCGCCTGTGGGGATCAGCACCGACCCATCATGGTACGAGTGCAAGTTCTGTGACTACCACAGCATCTGCCACGGTAGTGATGTCCCAGCCCCAACCTGCCGATCATGCGCCCACGCCACGCCTGAGATGGATGGCAAAGCCCGTTGGAGTTGTGCAGCCCATCAGAAAGACTTGCCAGTAATGAAGCAGCGCACTGGGTGTAACTCCCACCGATACATCCCAATCTTGCTTGCCAAGACAGCGCACCCCGTTGACATGGTTGGTGACGCGGTGGTGTACCAGATGGGCGACAAGCAGTTTGTCAACGGTGACCCTGCGGTTGATGTGGCACACCTTGCCAGCGCTGAGATACACGCCTGTAAAGAGAAATCTGCGCTGGTGAATGAGTTTGTGACCGACCTACGCAAAGAATGGAAAGGGAAATTTGTATGACCACGCCAATACCAATACAAGAGATCACGCTGCGCGACTACTTTGCCGCTGCCGCCTTGCAGGGTAAGTTGGCTGCTGGCGCTACCCATGAGAAGACAGCCGTAAGGTCGGCCTATCAGTATGCTGACTTGATGTTGGAGGAGCGCAGCCGTGATCCTGCGTGACTATCAGTCCCGCGCAGTCACCGACCTATTTGACTGGTGGACAAAGCACCAAAGCAGCGCTGACATTCCGCTGTTAGTGCTTCCAACCGCCGCAGGTAAGTCGGTGATCTGCGCCGAGATTGTGCGCCAGATGTGGGATCAGTGGCCTGACTACCACCCCCGCACGGTGGTGCTTGTGCCATCTAAGGAGTTGGCAGAGCAAAACGCTACCAAGTTGCAAGCCCTGTTGCCTGACCGCATCCATGTGGGGTTTGTCAGCGCAAGCCTAGGCAAGAAGCAGCACAACGCCGATGTGATTGTTGCCACCATTGGCAGCATACACAAAAGCGCCCACCTATTGGGTGACATCAAGTGCGTCATCATTGACGAGGCGCACTTGGTGGACACCAAGGCACAGGGGATGTACCGCAGCTTTCTGTCCAAGCTAGGTGAGATTTGCCACTTTCGGACCGTGGGCATGACAGCCACGCCGTTTAGGGGTAATCAGGTTTGGCTGACTGACGGTGACGATCCGCTGTTCACTGGGATCGCCAGCCGAGTGTCAATGCGTGAGTTGCTTGATGCCAAATTTATCGCCCCCCTCGTACCGCCAGCCGCCCCGATGCACATCCGCATTGATGCCAGTTCAGTCGGCATCTCCAATGGTGACTACAAGGTTGGTGAGTTGTCCGATGTGGTTGAAAAATACTTGTCACAGGTAGCCGTAGAAGCCACCAAACTGGCATCTGACCGCCTCAAATGGATAGCCTTTACACCTAGTGTCAAAAACGCCGAAAGCCTTTCAGATCGACTTAATTCGTTGGGTGTTTTAAGTGAGGTTGTCTGCGGTGAAACGCCGCCTAAAGAACGCGCCGACCTGATCCGAGATTTTAAGACTGGCGACATCCGCTGCTTGGTAACTGTCTTAGCCTTGTCGGTGGGTTTTGATGTGCCTGATGTGGATTGCATCCTGTGGTGTAGGCCAACCAAGTCGCCAGTGTTGTATGTCCAAGGCATGGGTCGAGGCACTCGCATTGCTGATGGCAAAGATGACTGTTTGGTGCTTGACTTTACCGACACTGTGGAACGCTTGGGGCCAGTAGACACGATCAAAGGGCGAGCCAAGCGCACGGGTGGGCCGCAAGAAGCCCCATTTTGCGTTTGCCCTGACTGTGGAGAGCGCAACCTTGCATCTGCACTGGTCTGCACCGCCTGTGGCGCAATCATTAGAGAGCCAGTGGCTGAAGTCAAAGATGTGAAGGTGTCCTACGCCGCCCTGCTGTCTGCCCAATCAGCCGAATTGATTTGGCACGATGTCAGCAGGGTTGACTACAAGCTGCACCGCAAAGAAGGCAAGCCTGACAGTATGCGGGTGGATTACTACGATGGCCTATTGCGCTGCGCCAGCGAGTGGGTGTGCTTTGATCATATAGGCTACGCACGGCAAAAGGCAATTAACTGGTGGTGCAAACGCACATTGAATGATTTGCCATCGGGTGTTGAGGGAGTTTTGAAGTGGTTGTCCAACAACTCAATTGCCCAACCCACTCGCATTGCAACACGCCGAAACGGAAAATTTACAGAGGTAAAAGAATATGAATTTGATCGAATTGAACGCCATCAAGACACACTTGAAGCAACAGCTAACGCAGATTGACAAGATACAGGTCAACTGCCAAACCTGTACAAAATTACAGTCAGGGGTATGCCAAGAATTTACCGCCAAGCCACCAAAAGAGTGGTTGACAGGCATGGTTGACTGCAATGTGTGGGAGTGGGATTCCATCCCTTTCTAGCGGTATGCTAGAATTTATACTCAATCAACGAAGGAGACAAGAAATGAGCAAGATAAGAATCCAATTGGTAGAAGACGAAGAAACCCCATCAACATGGGAAAAAATGTGGCGCAGCCTTATGACATTTGCTAAGTGTGTCGGCATCGTTGCCGCCATCTGCTTTGCCATTGGGTATTTCAGTGATACCAAAGCACAGACCAAGCAGTGCGAACCCAGTAAAACCGTATTAGCAAGGAGCATATTCAAATGAACGACATATCAGCATTTCCAACCACACTATTTGAGCATGGAGGAGAGTCAAACGGCATGACCCTGCGTGATTATTTTGCAGCTAAGTCGATAACGTGGTTCTTGACCGCGTTGGAGAATGAGGGCTTAGAAGACCCTGTACTACTTCGCCAGTTTGCAGCCGAGAGTGCATACCGACTAGCAGACGCAATGATGAAAGCGAGGGAAGCATGAACCAAGAACTAATGGACATGGCTAAAGCCTCTGGTGCTATGGCTGACCACATGACATGGGTAGAAAGAGATTTGTTACCCGTGTTTGAACGCTTTGCCGCCCTAGTAGCAGCAGCCGAGCGTGAGGCGTGTGCGAAGGAGTGTGAAGAATGGGGCGGCTTTAAAGATGGATATAGCTGTGCAACAATAATTCGAGCAAGAGGAGAAACAAAATGAACCACTTAAAGAACGTATGGGAATGGCTGATAAACCACTGGGTAATGCCGACCCCTGCGGAACTGATCGCCGAAGAACTGATACAAGCGCAGCGCACCAAGCTACGCCATCAATCGAGCATGGAGTACCACACCGCCATCGTTGCCTACAACGTGGCACGGATTAAACGCCTTGAGGGGTTAACCGCAAAGCAGGAGGTGGTGGAATGAAAGACCAAGACGATAACATCCAAGTTTACCAACGCCCTTGGGTAGGGCTGACGGAACGAGAAGTCGATGAGTGTTACGAATTGGTGATGTTTAACCCTGACATAGAACCAACAAGAGTTCTTGTTTATCAAGCCATCGAAGCCAAACTCAAGGAGAAGAACACATGAGTTACATCATCGCATCATTACCCCCGCTTAAATGCTTTGTCAGGCGTGAGTTTTTATACAACTTTACAAAGGGGCATGGGGAACTTGAACCCGCCGTATGGGTTAGCCTAAAAGCCCTGCGTGGTCAAGTGTTCCGCATCGAGTCGCTACTGCCTGCCTATGGTGCGCTGTACGACAAGCTACCGATCCATGCCTATGTGTGGCAAGCGGAGCATGGCGACCTTCCCATCGACACCTTGCAACTGTGGGACTGCATGGGCTACCGATTCACCATCGTGGAGAAGATCGGCTTACGCAACTTGGGCGTGAAGTTTTTGGGCAAAGATAAGCAATGGCACTTTGGGCGTTACCTGTTTACGGTGGACTTTTGCGCCGATGGCATGGACTTGGACACAGGGTTTACTGAGCAGGCCGAGGAGCATAAATCCTTTAACTGGATCGCCTTGGACAATGGTCAGTTTGCCTGCCAGCCCAATAATCGCTGCCTGTGGTACGACCAGTCATTGATTCCTGCGGAGACAAAATTCCCCGACTTCCAAGCCGCACAAAGGTTCTGGACGGTGGACGGTACACGCAAGTGGAGCGCAGGGGACGACTGGTTTTATACAATTGAGGAGAAAAACACATGACCATCAAATTAGTAGTTAACTTTTGCGATACACCCAAGACCATTCATGCTTACTGAAAAAGAACAAAAGGAAATTGTTGAATTGGCAAAAACATTTGCTAAAGCATATTACGATGACAAGACTCTTGCCAAGCGCATCGGTCAACGATTCAACAGTAAGACCAAGGCTATACAACAAGCCCAGAATAAACTAATCGAATACTTAAAGGAAGCAGGATGAGCGACTTACCTAACTTTGCAGCATGGTCACATGAGAACCTTGCCCAGTTCTCCATTGATGCCTATCGCAAGATGCAGCAGCAACAGGACACCATTGAGCAGTTGCAGGGTGACTTCAAGGATGCTATGGTTGAGTTACGCAAACTGTCTAGTGCCAGCCTTGTCGATAATCAACGCTGACCCACGGGGTGTGCCGCCATCCACATTAGGGATGCTGATGTGTGTCCAGCGGTCGTACTCACGGATGATTTGATCGAATGGTAAACCCGCAGCAATCACAGCACGGACTACCTCATCGGGGGTAACGCCGGGTACACGAAAGTCGGCAGCGCAGCCGTGACGATGCTGGCTTGAATCTTTGCTGCCCACAGCGTCATTGACCTGTTTGCACCGAAAGGCAGAGTTAATCATCACGGGCTTGCCACCAAGGGTATCTTTGACCTGTTCCAGCAATTGTGCCAAGCGTTGCAAGTTGCTGATTTCCTCTTGGGTTGGGCTGTTGTCAAACTCTCGATGGTCGGTGACGGTCAATTCTGCAAGGGTGAAGTGTGGGCTTAGGTTCATTTTGCTGCCTTTGACAATAAATCTGTTTTAGCCTGAGAGCCTGCCGATGAGCCAAAATAATAAGAAATGATGCCTGTCCAAGCCGTACCCAGTGAGCCAAGCATCATTAAAATAGCGGGGTTGCTGCTGTCAATTTTGTTAAAAAACATCATCCCCATAATACCGAAGAAGCCGACAGTCACAGTGCCAGCCAGCAAGGGCGGCACAATTGACTTGGTTGAGGCTTGCATATCCCGCGCTGATTTGCGGTCTTCAACTTCCAACTTTTCAAAGTTAAGGCCAAGTTCCTGCGCTTGTTTCTGCAATTCAATCTCCGCAATTTTTACTTGGGCAATTTGTTCTGCTGAAAGTTTGTTGTTTGATATTAGGTCGCCAACTTTGTCAGGGTCAACGCCTATGGCTTTGGAGATAGCAGACACAGCCATGCCAGCCAACGGGCCACCCATTGCGGTTGCAATAGTAGGTGCAATTTGTTTTAACCAGTCCATTATTGTTTACTCCTTGAAAGCATGGTTGCAGCAATACTCAGCATGGTTCGTGCTGATTCTAAGTTTTCGGGTTCGGTTTCCCACCCCACGGTTATCTGCCCCACAAACCGCCCCGGCTCTGGTGGAACACTGATTCTGCAAGTGAAGGTCACGCCCTTGTTGATGTACCAAATACCCATTTCAGACTGCGCTGTGCGGTACTCACCGCAAGGGATTTCGTTTGCCATCAATTTAACAACGTCAGCATTGTTGGCTGCGTTGTTTGTAAACAGGCCAACATCCAGCCCGTCATTGGTTTTATCCCGTCCGTCCTTGGCATAGGCTCGGTGCAGCACACGAGTGCCAAACATAGGGTTGACTTTAAACACCGCAACGATAGTGGCGTTGGTGGTCTTGAACAGGTGGGCGGAGGCGTCCTCCACCCTGTCCTCGGCAATGCTGGGTATCTTCTTGGATTCTTTGTAAGCCCCAATCAGCAAGTCTTGGTTTGTGTACACAAAATAACCAGCAAAAGCAACTACGCCCATGACAAGGATGGCGGCAAGTTTAAATGGCGAATC